GGAGTTGTTCTCCGTTCTTATGAGACACCCACAGGAGTAAACCCATGGAGCCTCGCATACGTAGTCAATATGACATCACGCCGTCTCAACCCGTAACAGTGACAGCCTTTAACGGTGTTTGTCCGACCTTCAGTTGGTCGGCCCCAAACACCATTGGCACATCACTGCAAGGGCGGCGGCGTGCGATGATCGACTACGTGGTTCCGCGCTTTCACAGCCGTCGTAAAAATGGAGAGAAATTCTTCAATGATATGACGAAAGAGGAAGTAACGGTTAGCGAGGGCGGTAGCGGAATTCACACTCAAAACGTGGTCGTCTCATGCGCTCCCAGCACTCGTGCTGAGAACAAAATTGACGGCCCGCTGGTTTCGGTTATCACACCGAGATCATCGGCGAATTCCTACGGGCACAAGTTGCCCCTACTCGTAGAGTCCTTAACGGCAAGTGAAATACTTGCCGCACAAAGGCGTGCCTCCACGGAAGTTTTGGCGAAAATTGGGACCGGTTCCTCAGAAATGTGGGAATCCGTCGCTCAGTACCGCCAGACGATAGAACTACTCGGCAACCCCCTGACGCGCGTCGCAGAGCTCTCAAAGAGACTGCTCAACAGCGCACTGCGGGGTAATGGCAGTCGACAACTTCTCAAAGAAGTCACCGGCGGCTATCTTTTGTATAGGTACGGCATTCTGCCGGCTATGAAAGATATCGAGAACATTCTGTCTAGCCTGACCAAGGAAGTAGGCTTCAAAGAACAGACGAGTCGAGCTTTCGAGCGGATTAACACCCACTCTTTTGCCTCAAGTGCGTACGATAGTGTCGGCTTCTACACCAATTGGCTTCGCCAATCGGATGATGTAGTGTCGATACGCGCGATGCACTTGGACAAGGGCTATATTAGCGTTGCTAATAACCTTGGTTTCGACTTCAAAGGGCTGGTATTACTACCTGTCCAGTTAACGTCCTACAGCTTTGTAGCTGATTGGTTCTTCAACCTTAGTTCCTATATTAAGGCCACGATACCAGCTTTCGGGTGGACCCCTATCGGCGGCTGCTTGGTTACCACGCGTGTTACTTCGACGAGTTATACTCTTCAAGGCACCGTGAATAAACAACCAACAGTGGCGAGCATTCTCAAAGCCCCTTCCGGGGCTAGTGCAATTGTTCGTCAGTCGGTCACACGTCAGCCTCTCCTCCCTGCAAGCTTCGAGATCGAGTCGGACTTTAAGTTCGACAAGTTTACACGAGTAGCAGATGCGGCGAGCCTGATCGCGCAACGTTTGGTAAGGGTCAGCAATCTTGTTGGCCCCCAACCAAACCTCAGTGCCTTCCAGTCTAGGAAGGCATATAAGCTCTGGGCTGAGCAGCCCGGCGTCCTTTAAACTAACCTTTGAAAGGGTCTTTTATGACCTTCACCGTCAACGCCAAAACCTATAGCGACGATGCCATCCATAAGGATGCTGTGGGCTACGTGGGACCTGCAAATACCTTGTCCGTTAAGGACCAGTTGCGCATGTCCCGTGTGGCTCCGAAGCCTACCTCTCTGTTTTCTGGTGTCGCTCGCGTAGAAGCAAAGCTGACCCGTACGCTCACGCTTACGGGTGCACTCACGCCGACGCATGATGGGATCTTCGCAGTCCCTATTAGCGTACCGGTGGGTGCGGCCTCTGCAGACGTCGATGCAATGTGTACTGA